TGAGCTTAAAAATAATTAAGGAAATAAGAAAAAAAGGATAATATGGAAGACAACGAAAAGAACAGTATGGAGAAAATGCACGTTTTGCAGGATCTTCTGACTGACGAATTTATAGGAAGAATACAGCTAGGGGAAGCAGAACCCTCGCTTTTAAATGCTGCTAGGCAATTTTTAAAGGACAACGGCATACATTCTTCTCTTCAACAAGACGATAAGATACAAGACCTTGTAAGCATTCTTCCGTTTAAAGAGGAAGAAGGACTGGATAGAGTAGTTGCGAGTGGGGAAGAGTAATTATATATTAAACGTAAAATGTCTTCTAAAGATTCTTTACCCGAAGAGCTTAAAGACTTTCGCAATTTCCTTTACCTTACTTGGAAGCATCTTAATCTACCTGACCCCACCGACATACAATATGAGATGGCAGACTGGATGCAGAATGGTTCTCGAAGAGCTGTTATCCAAGGGTTCAGAGGAGTTGGTAAGTCGTGGATTTGTTCTGCTTATGTAGTACACCAGTTGCTCTTAGATCCATCTAAAAACATTCTTGTATGCTCTGCAAGTAAAACAAGAGCAGATGATTTCTCTACGTTTACTTTAAGGCTAATCCACGAGATGCCGTTGTTAGCTGATTTAATCCCTTCTTCTACACAAAGATTTTCTAAGATAAGTTTTGATGTTGGTCTTGCTCCTGCGAGCCATGCTCCGAGCGTGAAGTCGCTAGGCATTTCCTCCCAACTCACAGGTAGCAGGGCTGACATCATAGTTGCGGATGACGTGGAGGTTCCCAACAACTCAGCCACGCAGGGTATGAGAGATAAACTGGGCGAGCAGGTTAAGGAGTTCGAATCCATACTAAAACCTGACAAGGAATCCAAGATTGTCTTTCTTGGTACACCCCAATGTGAAGACTCTCTTTACAATAAACTAATGGAGAGAGACTACACTGCGAGTATATGGACTTGCAAATATATTACTCCCGAAAAGAATGAAAAAACATACTACGGGAGGGTGAGTCCTCTCTGCGTGTCTGAGAAAAATAAAGGTAAGTCCACAGAGCCTTTGAGGTTTAGTGACTTAGATCTAACAGAGCGTGAGGTTAGCTACGGCAAGGCAGGATTTGCTATGCAGTTTATGTTGGATAGTAGGTTGTCTGACCTCGACCGCTACCCTCTAAAAGTAAACGACCTTGTTGTTATGGACATAGATGATGAGGTAGCTCCTGAGAAGATAGTTTGGGCGCAAGCTCCTGATCTAATCTGGGGAGGCGATGTGCCAAACGTAGGCTTCACTGGTGACAGATTCTATAGACCCATGAAACAAGTAGGGGACATGGTAGAATACACAGGATCAGTGATGTCTATTGACCCTTCTGGAAGAGGACGAGATGAGACATCTTGGGCAATCGTAAAGATGCTTAACGGCTACCTATACGTCCCAGACGCAGGGGGAATGCAAGGAGGATACGGAGAAGATGTTCTAAAGGTGCTTGCCATGAAAGCCAAGACACACAAGGTAAACTACATCATTGTAGAGAGTAACTTTGGTGATGGTATGTTTAGTGAGTTGTTCAAACCCTTTTTAAACAAAATACATCCCTGCTCTATTGAAGAGGTTCGGCACAGCATCCAGAAAGAAAAGAGGATCATAGACACCCTTGAGCCAGTAATGAGCCAACACAAGCTTGTAATGTCTCCTGATGTCATTAGACACGACTTTAACTCAGCCCAGAACTACCCACTTGAAACACAACTAAAGTACCAACTGATCTACCAACTATCACGAATAACAAGAGACAGGGGCGCTATAACACACGATGACAGGCTTGACGCTCTTGCGATGGCTGTAAGCTACTGGGCAGAACAGATGGCTCAAGATGCTGAGACAAAGATGAAGGATCGTAAGAAAGATTTACTAGACGAAGAGCTACAAAAGCTTGCAGACAACTACTTCGGTAATAAACAACACCACAGGAATAGCCCTAACTGGCTTTAGGATTAACGAGGTGGGCTTAGGAATACCTTTGCCTCACTTGATACCATTTTTAAACAACGACAATTTCTAAGGAATATATGAAGCACATAAAGAAAGGGCTGTTCGAAGCTCAAGAAGCAATCAGCCAAGCAATCGAATCAATCGAGGAGCTTGAGAAACTAAAAGAACAACCAAAGAATATACCCTTCCCAACCAACAGCATACCAAGAGAGGAACTCAATGTAGCCATCTGTGTTGGTCATAGCAGGAAAGGAGATATGGGTGCAGTTAGTTGTGGGCATATAAACGAATGGACATACAACAAGAAGGTTGCTGAATACCTCAAGTCAGACCTACAAGAACACGGCATTAGTAGCTTCGTTGTAGATAACTACGGAGGAACTTACGGCTCCTACACATCCGCTATCAACTGGCTCACAAAACACCTAAAAGAAAAAAAAGCTTCCGTAGCCATCGAATTACACTTTAACGCTGCTTCAAGCCAAGACGCTAACGGAATGGAAATGCTCTACTGGGGAACATCCAGGATAGGTCTAAGCCTTGCCGAGTACGTTCTGCAAGGATGCCAGAAATACTTTCCCCTCTCAAAAAATAGAGGAGCCAAAGGACTCAGCAAAGGTTCCAGAGGAGCCACCTTCCTCCGAAATACACACTGCCCTGCTCTCATCACAGAACCCTTCTTCGGAACCAACTGGCAAGACTGGATCATGTTTGCAGACCAAGAAGCAACTCTAAGCCAAGCCATAGCACTAGGAATTAAACAATGGGCAGATGAACACATCATATAAACCAAGACAAATCACCATAGGAGGCCAGAAGTATAAAATAGTCTACCAGAAAAACTTAGAAGACTTCGGGAATGTTGATGTAGATAAGAACATCATAACAATCAGAGATAGCCTAAAGCCACAAGAAAGACTTGATACAATCCTTCACGAAGCCTTTCACGCTTGCCTTGCTATCTCTGGACTCAGCTATTTGCTTGACGATGAGAATAAAGAAGAAGCCTTTGTAAGAGCTTTCGATGGGCTTCTACTTCCTGTTATTAAGAAGGAACTCAAAAAGTCTATGAAATAGGGGGTTTTGAATATGTTCGGGTATATAATAACCCTAAAGGGGGGAGAACATCCTTACTTAGTATTAATTAGATAACCTATGAAATAGAGTTATAATTTGTTTTTAAGTAGTAGTTGTAAGTTATATCTTAAGATAAGCTTTAAGTTAACTTTAAGTTACTTATAGGTACACTTAACAACAGGTTAAATGTGATGTTTAGGTTGTGTTAAGGTTCAACCACCACAAGCAACCACCACAACACCACTCCCCTTGGTTTAGTTGCAAAAATGTGAAAGGGTATACGTTAATACGAGCCGATCAAAAAACCCCCAAACCACCCCCCTTTTTAAAAATCTGACGGCTGATTGTCACCATTAAAGACAAAGAAGCCCCCCTCTTTTATTCTACAGCTTGGAACCTTTCACATTCGCACTAGATGTTAGATCTAGCGTGCATTATTTAATAGGTGTTCAAATGTCCAGGTGTACGAGTGAACAGTGTTCGTTTGAATACCATTCGAGTTTGTCTTTTATTCTGTGTTTTTGTTTTCTTATGTATTCACTTTGTACATACCAACTTAAAGCTACTTAGAACCAACTCAAAGCCAACTCAAAGCCAACTCAAAGCAACCCGTTAGAACAAACTCAAAGCCAACTCAAAGCAACCAAGGAAACCAACTCAAAGTCTTTCTATTAATGCCGTTAAATATTTTTTAATTCTTTTTATTTGACGCAATAAAGCCCCTCGCTAATATAGTGGAAATTAAATAAGCATTTAATAAATAAATAATAACAAACTACCAATTAAATAAAATGTTACCAAAACACCTTGAAGACAGAGAAGTAATAAAACTTGATGATATTAAAGAAGCCTACACAGATTATTACGACCAAGTAGAAGAAGAGTTCTTAGCTGCTAATTGGGACTTGAGACTCCAACAAATTGGATACACTGAAAAACAAATTGAAGAGCTATCAAGTGAGGAGCTGATGCATAAACAATGGAAGTTAAGAGATCAAAGATTGTTAAGAAATTGTATTAAGTCCGAAAAGATCATTCGCACTCAATTTGGATTATTATTAATTATTGATTAATTCGAAACTCTCTTAAAAGGGAGTCGTTAGCCTTTAGCAAGCTAGCCTGATGATGATAGCTAAAATTAAATAAATAACCCATTAAATAATAATTAAATGTTTTTACTTGCTTCAATTATCATAGCGTCCATATTCATTTTAATCTGTGGAATCATAGAGCAT